GGATCAACTACACGAACGCTTTGGCAAGGGTTTCTGGATAGCATCGAGCCATTCCCGTCAGCCACGGGCGCGAATATCGCAATGCTGAAAGCGATTGGCCCGTTGGGTTATCTCAACAAGTTTGAGGTCAGCACCGAGATATTTGCTGGCAAGAAAGCAGGGGAATTGGTTGGCGAGATATTGGATGAGGCTGGATGGCCTGATGGTGACAGGGATATTGATACGGGCATAATCACATTCCCAAGGTTCTGGTGCCACGATACTCTGACCCTCGACGCATTACGATTGGTAGAAGATACCGAAACAGGATTGCTGGAAGAATCAGCCGATGGCAATATCGTCTATCGTGACCGTCACGCCAGGTCAAAGGACAGCCGCTCTACGTCTTCACAAGCGACGTACAGCGATGCGAGCGGGGCCGCCCTAGCTTACAGCCACATTGCCCAGATTGATCCTCTCAAATTCATCTACAACGAGCTAAAGACCAATCTGCAATTGCACACCGCAACATGGATTGTAGGTTCGTCGCAGTTGGGCAGTACGACTGAAGTGGGCGATGATGTAGCTGTATTGTGGACGCATCCAGAAGCGGGTCTTGGTAGTATCTCTCCGTCATTATCGACAGGGGAAGTTAAGACGTTCACGGCTTTATATCCGTCCAGCGGTTCGGGCAGTACAGCTCAGGCCGTGGATTATTGGCAGACGACAGAGGCGACAACTGATTATCTAGCCAATGACGTTGCAGAAGGTACTGGCACCAACAGGACTTCGGACATTGGTGTGTCGGTGGTTAAGAAGGCCCAGCAGATGGCAATAACGCTAACGAACAACCATAGCGCGACGGTGTATCTGACCAAGCTACAGGCTAGGGGGAATGCTGTAACGTCTAAGGACACTTTCGTTGTCACATCATCTGATGCTACCAGTCAGTCCACGTTTGGCAAACGAACATTCGTTCATCCAGGGAAATTTATCCCTGACACAGAGGAAGCACAGAACTGGGGTGACTTCCACGTTCAGGCATATGGCAATCCTGTACCGTTGCTTAAAGTCACCCTCGTTGGCAACCGTTCAACAGCAACACTAACTGACATCATGTCCAGAGATATTTCAGATTTGGTTTATGTGACTGCTACAAATGATAGTGGCTTGGGGATCAATGAGGGATTTTTTGTAGAGAATGTCCATCATCAACTGGACGCGCAATTGAATCATCGGGCAACACTTACGCTATCACAATCAAGCGGCTATGCAGGCTTCTTTATCTTGGACAGTTCGTCCTTAGATAACAGCACTCGCTTGGCATATTAAAGTCCTGATCCGGGATCAGAGGAGGAACTAAATGGCTTGGACAACGCCAAGAACTTGGTCAACTGGGGAGGTGGTTACAGCCACTCTCTTAAACGCGCAGATTAAGGGAAATATGGATCTAACCGCCCCTGCTGTTATGACTACGGCAGGCGATATTATCTACGCCTCTGGCGCGAATACGCCTGTGCGATTAGCTAAGGACACAAACGCAACGCGATACCTTGCCAACACTGGTTCCAGTAACGTGCCAGCATGGGCGCAAGTCAACGTCACCAATGGAGTCACAGGGACACTTCCAGTCGGGAACGGTGGCACAGGAGCCACGACACTGACAGATGGTGGAGTTCTGATCGGAAACGGCACAGGCGCGATGGTGGCAATGGCGGTTCTAGCCGATGGGGAATTTATTGTTGGTGACGGCACGACTGACCCAGTGGCTGAGTCAGGGGCCACGCTCCGCACCAGCATCGGGGTTGGAACAGGGGATGCCGTGACATTCGGTGGACTTACTCTTGGCTCTGACGGCTCTGGAGTTGATGCCATTTTTTACAGTGGCACATCGGGCGATAACATGACCTGGGATGCCTCCGACAAAGTTCTCAACATCACTGGAACCGATGCAGAGACAGCCCTGGATGTTCTGGACGGGGATGTTCGGATTGTAGACAAGCTGTATTTCTATGACAGGGGTGGTGAATATATTTCCAGTAATGGTTCTTTGATGACCCTTACTGGGGATGTAACCGTTAGCGGAGACTTAACCGTGAGCGGAACTACAACCACTATTAACAGCACTGTAACGACGGTTGCTGATCCTTTAGTGATATACGCGGTTGGTACTTCGGGAAGTGCCTCAAATGACGCAGGATTCGTCATAGAGCGCGGAGATGATACTAACGTTGCCTGGATTTGGGATGAATCAGCAGATGAGTTTGTGGCCGTTACCACCAACGAGGACGGGACTACTGCTGGCAACGTAACCATCGCCGCCTATGCTGGGATTCACGTTAATGGTGCAGAAGTGGATGGCGTCTTGAATGTGGACGGTTCCATTGATTTTGACGGCACGACAGCGGCATTGGACGGCTCAGGTGCTATCACCCTAACGTCCACTAGTTCATCTGCTAACGGCATACACCTACACGCCAATGGCGGCACCAGTGAAACGATAAAGATTCATTCGGATCAGGGAACTAGCGTCACAGAAGGAGCCGCATCAGTTAGCCTGTTATCGGATGCTGGCGGTGTGGAATTGCGATCCACAGCAAACTTGGCAAACGCTATCAACATTACCAACGACGGCGGCACAACTGGCACGATTACGATATTCAATGACCAAGGTACAGCGGTCAACGAGGGCGTGGCGTCCATCCAGTTGCTGTCAGACGTTGGTGGAGTGGGCATCAAATCAGGATTGAACGCCGCTGGCGCATTGCGATTGACCGCCGATGGCGGTACGAGCGAAACAATCATTCTTCATGCTGACCAAGGCACTGGAGCAGACAGCATTAATATCATGTCAGATGACGGCGGTATCACGTTGGCTGTGGCAGACGGGAAATCCATCTTGCTACATGGAGCCACTGTATTCAACGATGAAGTCACAATCACTTACAACGCTACGGACACCGTGGTGGACTGTACGAAAGGAAACAAATTCGACCTGACATTTGGCGCAGGGAACATCACTGACTTGTATCTGCATCCGCCGGACGGCCCTGCCAATATCATGCTTCGATTGGTTCAAGACGGCACTGGGAGCCGTGTTGTAACAAACTGGTATAAGAACGGGGGTTCGGTTGGCTCTCCTAGCGGAACAACGAAAGTTCATTTCGCTGGTGGGGAAAAACCGACATTGACTACGACTGGCAATGCTGTGGACGTATTTGCTTTCTACTATGACGGAAGTAATTTTCACGGCACGACCAGCCTGGATTCCAAGGCGTATTCCTAGGAGAGAATAGATGGCCTCAGTACCTGAAAATATTATCGTTCTATGGCCTGGAGCCAATGGTAGCATCCCATCGGGATGGGCCAGGGTAACGTCATATGATGGCAGATTCTTTAAGGCTCGTGTGTCAGGTTCTGCTGGCAATGCTGGGGCAACTAGCCACGGTCACTCAGCACCAGCGCACACCCATGCAATGCCCTCACATAACCATTCGGGGCAATCAGGTCAAGAGGATAACGCGTATGGTCTGAAGATTGGCTCAGGTACGAACTCTGGTGGCGCGAATGACCACACCCATACCGCAACTACCACGTCAGTCACTGGTGGAACTTCGGGAAGCACTACGCCAACATTTTCAGACACAACTATTGAGCCGCCTTATTCTGAGATGATTGCGATTAAAAGCGATGGAAGCCCTGCTGGTTTCCCAGATGATTGTGTTGTTTATTACAACAACGCATCCGCTCCGACTGGCTGGACTGACCATGCAGACAGCAGGGATAAGTTCATCAAAGCACCAGCAGGCGGTGGGAACGGGGGAACTGAAGGTGGTGGGGGTAGTCACACCCATGCTGGAGCCTCGCATACCCACACCGCACCAGGCACACACGACCACGCTGGTATTACGGTATCTGAAACTATGACGCAATCCAGCAGTGCAAGCTGTAGCTGTGGGTTGCAAGGAGTTCCAAGCCACGACCATACCTGGGACGCCAACGCTGGCGCGGCGGCGGCGGCTGGTGCCGCTACAAGTGCTAACACAGCGGCCCAGACATATGTGCCGCCATATTATGTTTTATTGGGCATCCAGAACACCAGCGGAGCAGACAACTGGTTAGAGCAAGCCATTGTTATGTTTGAAGGAGCCGTTGGAGATGTGCCAGACGATTGGACGATTTGCAATGGCGACAATAACGTAAGCGGAAATGCCACCCCCAGCTTGGACGGCAAGTATATCTTGATGGCGTCTGATGGCGGCTCAGTTGGGGGCAGTTGCGGCACCGCTGGACACGACCATTGCAACCCGTCAGGGCACACTCACACTCAGTCCCATACCCATTCTGCAACTGCGCTCTCTAACATTGGTTTCACTGGGGGTGGTAAGCAGATGAACAGTGCTGGGAATAAGGGCTATCACGGGCATCCATCTTTTACAACAGGAGCAAATAGCACGACGTATTCTGGCACCGCGCAGAGCGTAAATGCGACAGCTAATACTGAACCTATCCATAGGACGATTCTGTATTTGAGTGCGCCACCTGAACCGTCAGCGGCTGGTTCGGCGGCAATGTTCGGAGCGAGTTTCTAATGCGCCATGTACATTTTTTGGTTCAAGGATTTGATGATGAAAATGCCTCGGGGATTGAAGGGCTGGTCACAATAGACATAATTGCTCAGAATGAGGGAGAGGCAATATCTAAGGCTCAGAAATTAGCGTGGGGGAGGAATTGGTATCGAGTGACATCTGTGGTGGAGCATGATCCAGATTTAGAGGTAGCCAGCCAAGCCTCTGAACCGATACTACAACAACTGAAGGACGGCGAATTGACGCTTGACCGTGTGCAGATTTTAGAGCAGACGGGAGAGATAAAAATTCTCCCTGATTTAGTGAAGATGAGGAGCCGTAATGGTACAAATTAACGACACTTCTCGCACCCGTGAAGATGTTTACGTTGACAACGATAACCAGATTCAAAGCAATGAAGAAATCGGGGATCAAGAACCAATGCCTTGTGGCATAGAGGAACTTGAATTGTCGTGGGACAGAAATAAAGGCTTCATGCGAATCATAATAAAAGACCAGGGAACATGGTACTTTAAAGAACTGATGGGAAAGGCTCAGTTGCTTTCGGCAGATAGCGCAAAAGGTCGGTTGCATATACGGGCTATTCCTTTCTTGGATGGCGACACGTTGTACCTGGCCCGTGACCCAGAAAGCGTTGCCCATGAACCATTGGAAGAAGGTGATATAGCTGAGTCACTTCAGAGAACTAATAACCGATTGTGTTACAACAGACAGGAAACTTGCTGGCGTATTCGTGACGAGCGGAAGCCTTGGATGGATGATAGTTCCAGGCGGTTAGTTGCAGATTACGTTGGGGATATTTCGATTGAGTGGAACCGCAATGATATTGTGGCCCACATATTTCACAAGGGTGAGATTTTTCTGGATAAAGACAACGTGGCTCACCTCTACGATTCAGAGCTACAACATGAATAAG